AAGGTTGACGTTCTTCATTCCGTCTTTTCTGACACCTGGCATAGCAACCGCAAATTGGGCAGGGGAACCGCACAGCAAGTCAAGCAATGATTTAAAACAGCACCGGCTTGGAAGTCGGCGCAATACACTAAAACAAACAACATACAAAAAGGAAACAACATGGCATACACGCTAAATACACCAACCACCACCACCGACAACAACACCTCCGCTGAGGATTTCTCCTCACGCAAGGTCAAACCCAAGAAGCTGTATCAGTCGAATGAATACATGGCTGATCAGATAGCTCAGAACATCATGAAGTCCGCAGGGCTTCTCAATACGTCGAAGGAGGATCGAGCCAACCTGTTGGCTGATGACTTCGCATTCATTGAAACTGTCAACGCTGCCAGTAAGGCCAACCAGCTAATGCTCGGATCAGCATACGGCAGTTTCTTCTGGAAAGGACTGCACGAGAATCCCGCCAAGATCAGGGAATTTCACACAGCCTTTGTCACCGGTGCCAACCTCGATGCCAAATCACCAATCCTGGCTTTAAGGAACGGTTTGGCGGGGTTTCACCGCTTTGGAAAAAAGGCCAGTGTCCACAACCACGACCAGCTGTTTGACATGTGTCTCGCTGCTTATCGTAAGTGGGAACACGGGCTTCAAACCACTCAGATCAGACGCACTGATCGTTGGGTGAGGTAATTTTATGGTCAACAGCAGGCAGAAAGGTAAGCGAATCGAGTTGGCACTAGCGTCCTTGATCAAGGACTACGGGTGGAAAGCAAGGCGAACGGGGTTTTATCAAACTCAGGCAGGACACGACGCAGCTGACGTGGAATGTAAGGATCTCCCGATCCACTGGGAATGCAAAGGCACCGAACGCACACAAATCAGGGATTGGCTATCACAAGCCTGCGGGGACAAGCGGGATGACCAAATGCCAGTGGTTGCCTGGAAATCAAAACACAGACCTTGGGTGGGGATCATGATGCTCGAGGATTTGTTCACGATACTACAGCACACTGACTTAGAAGCACTCTCGGAGGCTTTAAAGCTTCGCGAGGCAGAGGACCGAGGCGCGGGTAACAGCGCCGTTTCTGAGGCCGAAAACTAGGCCTCGCCAACACCAAATATAACCCGCCGTGACAGGCGTAATGCCGGAGGTGTGCCCCTGTCACGGCTAACGAGAAAGCAAATTATGTCACTCAGACTTAGCATTGAAGAAAACGCTGGTATTGCCAGACCTATGGTCCCACAGGGATCACAAATCGCCCGCTGCGTCGGGATTATGGACCTCGGAACTGTCATGTCAGATTGGCAGGGCAAGTCAAAGCCGAGGAAACGGGTGTCCCTAATGTTCGAGTTCCCCAAGCACAAGGCAACGTTCCGTGAGGAAGACGGCGCTCAGCCACTGGTAAAGACAATCACCTACACCAGGAGCTTCAATGAGAAAGCCAATCTCAGGAAGGACCTAGAAGCTTGGCGAGGTGCTGCCTTCACTCAGAAGGAATTGCTCGGGTGGGATCTTGATAACGTCCTCAACCAACCTGCGATGATCACTGTCACGCATAGGGTAAATGCTGAGGGCAACACCAAGGACCGTATCACTGGTATCAGCAGCATGCACGAAGACCTCAAATGCCCCGACCAGATCACACCTGGTTTTGTGTATGAGATCCAACAGCACCCACGCAACTGGGACAAGCTGCCACCTTGGGCCAAGGACGAGATCAAAGCCAGTGACGAGTATAAAGCAATCACAGGCAATGACGACAGCGCCAACACCGTAGCCGAGGAAGAAGTCGATGCGGTTCCGTTCTGAAGTTAAGACCGGTGTCTACGACGGGATGGCCGATCCCGACTATCGTCGGGACGGTGCCCTGTCCACCTCGCTGCTGAAGGAGATGGGCAAGTCGCCCAAGCGCTTTCACGCGAAATGGACGGGGCTTATCCCCAACGTCGACACCGAGTGTTTCCGGTTCGGTCGGCTGTTCCACATGTATGTGCTCGAGCCAGATCGATTCCATAAGGAAGTCATTGTTTGCCCAGATGAACGACAGGATCGTCGTCTGAAGGAAAACAAGCAGTGGTGGGCCAAGGTCAAAGAAAACGGTGCCGAGGTTATCAAGGAGAAGGAGCTGGAGAAGGTGGTTGCTATGGCTGATGCGTTCTTTGCATTGCCTGGAATCAACAACATGAAAGGCTCCCGCACTGAGTTGAGCGTATTTGCCAACGGCCTCAGGAAAGGCATTGACGCCAAATGCCGAATTGACATGGAGAAAGACGGGGTAGTGGTGGACATCAAAACCACCCGTGAAGGTGGAGCATCCCCTAGGGAGTTCATGCGAACCTCACGCTCGTTTAAGTATGCATGGCAGGAGGCTAGTTACCGTGCGACATGCAAAGCAGCTGGGTTAGAGCTGAAAACATGGCACTGGGCAGTCATCGAGAAGGAGCCGCCGTTTGAGGCTGCGATATACACCTTCACCAGCGATGACATTGCTAGGGCAACTCGAGAGGTGAATGAAGCTTACACGACCCTGCAAAGCTGCTTGAACCTAGACTCATGGCCCTCACACACACCGACACAATCGCAGGAGCTGCAGCTCTATGGCGGTTTGTGAATAAGTCGGAGTAGGGGTAGGACGGAATTTGTCCTACCAGATCCACGATAGTGGGAAAACGCAAGAAACTGGTCCTACGGAAGGAGGCTTGGGACAAGCTTCCGAGCCTCCTCCAGGACGCAACCACTAAGTTCATGGTGAGGGAGGTGTTTTACTTTGACCCTCCGATTGAACTGCCACCCGCCTCTCCAGAAGGCATCCACTACAGGTCAGATGACCACCAACAATACCTGGACTATGTCCGCGAACAGCTGGGCAGGGGAGTCAGGGACAGGGGAATCCTGAGGTCGTTCATTGTTGGTTTAGGTGGGTGCGGTCTGGAGGGTCGAGAACTGATCGAGCGCATCAAGACCAAGCTACTCAAATGAATAAGAAACCATACATACCAGACTGGATTTTCCGACAAGGCTTCAGCGCACATCAGCTGGCTATCTACCTGTATGTCTACATGCGAGGTCAGTGCTTCGAGACGAAGAAAAAAATATACAAGGCCCTGCGAATCAACTCAGGAGCTTTCTACTCAAACCTCAACGCATTAGTGCAAGCAGGGTGGATCATGAAGTCCTACGAAAGGAAAGGCAAAGCAGTGACTTACACGGCACGACTTGATGGTGCCGAACTATCGGACAGGCCAATCAAGTCGAAGCGCAAAGCCACCACCCGCAAGGACAGGGAAGCGCGAAACATGATCATGCTAGATGACCTCAGGGTTCACCTAAGCAAGAACGGCCTCGACCCTGAGTCGAGCGACAAATCGAACGTCGCCTGATACCGCTATGAGCAAAGAAACCAAACCATCACCAATGTCCGTATCGGTTGAGGTGCCGATGGACGTATCCGCTGAGAAGGCATTCCTTGGGTGTTGCCTGACAGGTGCATTTGAGCAAGCGCTAGAGCTAGGAGCATGTGAGGATCATTTCAACGAGATGAACTGCAAGCTGATCTGGCAAGCAATGTATTCACTCAATGCTGACGGGTTAGAAATCGACCCTGTCACGGTTTGCAAAAAGGCTGACGGGCTCCTCATGTTTGTAGACTCGCTAGTCGCAAACGCACCTGCATCAGCCAACCTGTCCTACTACTGGGAAGACCTTAACAATGCCTGTGTCAGGCGTCGCATATTCAAGCGCTTCCACGACACGATCAACATGTGCAGCGACCCTGAGGTAGGTATTCACTCGCTCCTTCACCACATGGAGCAAGCCTTCTTCGATGTCACAACCAAATCAACCTCAGCCAAAGATCAGAAGAAAGCCTGGTCCGAACTACTGAGCTTGTTGAGTTCTGCTTACGGCAAAGGCCTACCTGAAAACGGTATCCTCACCGACGTCTATCCAGTCGACAAAATCATCAGAGGCTTCAAACCAGGCAGCATGAACATCCTCGCTGCTCGCCCTGGCAGAGGTAAGTCAGCCTTCGCAGTGCAGATCATGCGCAACGTGGCAATGCAGGGTAAGCACTGCGTCTACTGGTCGTATGAGATGCCGTTCAACCAAGTCGCTAACCGTCTGATTTCCTGTCACACGGGCTTGGATATGCAGAGCTACCTGGAGACAGGGAAGCTGGATAATGATCAAGCATTGTTCAACGGCTTCAAGGCAACTGCATCGATGCCAATCCACATCGAGGATTCGGTGGATAAGAACATTGCCAACATCCGCTCTGAGGCTCGGAGGTTTGCAAAGGAGAAGCAAACGCAGTTGTTCATTATCGATTACCTGCAGCTGGTCCCACCACATCGCCGCAGCAGTAACCGCACAGTAGAGGTCAGTGAAATCAGTCGAGCGATCAAGAAAGCTGCGATGGAAACCAACGTGCCTTTCCTGGTGCTCGCTCAGATGAATCGATCTATCGAAGAACGTGGTGCCAACTCTGAACCACGACTGGCAGACCTTCGTGAGTCAGGGTCGCTAGAGCAGGATGCCGACACTGTGACGTTCCTAGCTGATGACCCAGACGACAAATCTCTCATCAACGTTCTGGTTAAGAAAAACCGTCACGGTGGCGAAGGCACAACCTGTCTTGAGTGGACACGATGGAACGGTCGATTTGAGGCCGCTGAGATGCCCGTAAAGAAAATCAGCAAACCCGCATTTTGAGTATGGCAAGAAAGACGAAATTGATCATTGGGCTGGCAGGGAAAATGCGCAGCGGTAAGACATCCGCAGCCAAGTTCCTGTGCCATGGGTTCGAGCAAGCGGGGTATGACCCAGTCAGGTTGGGTTTTTCAGATTACCTCAAGAACAAGCTATCCCTGGTGACAGGGCCGCTGAATGACGATGACAAATGCCGAGCCAGACCAGCGCTCAGGGGTTTGGCTGATTTTTTCAAATATCGCCACGGTGAACGGTTCTTCGTTGAGCAGTGGCTGAAGATCGCCAACGAGTTCGGTGAGCGTGGCGTGAATGTCTTCATCATCGACGACGTGCGCTATCCCTACGAAGCACAGTTCATCTGGGATCATGGTGGTGATGTGGTCCGTCTAAAGCGACCTGAGACCGATGCCACCAATGACAATCATGCCAGCGAGACGTCAGTGGATGAGATTGTTGCTGACTACACGGTCACTGCTTCCGAGCTACAGGATCTCACCGACCAACTCAAAGCGATCTACCTATGATCAACAATCGATACGTCGTATCCAACCATGAACCATGGGAGTCATTTGTGTCCAAATTCAACGGCAGCATTCCCAGTGTTGCCGCTGTTGCCAAGTATCTGGTCAAGCAGGGTCATAAGCTTGAAGTCAACGGACTTGAGATGCGTCCGCATGGCGATCTGGTGGACAAAGGTGACATCTGGGTTTTGAAGGACGACGGCACTCCAGACTACCGAGTGGAGGTCAGGCAACTAACAAAGGAAGACTTCACATGCGCTGATGACTTTCGCCATCCAGTCATGACGCACTACTTCTGCATCGATTGGGCGAAGCTAGACCCCAAACCCAAATGGGTATTCATCGTCAATCGGGCATGCACACACGCAGCCAAAATCAAATGCGGCAACGAAGTCGCAAACTGGCTTGTGACTAATGCGCCCCGATACTCGAGTTACGCAGTCCTTAAAGACACACCCGAATACGTGAGCCTATGATGAACAATGAGTCATACAGCTGGGAAGAAAGCACTCAGGAGCTCTATGAGATGTTCAAGCGCGGTGAGAAGTATTTCTGGTCTAAGCCCCATCGCAAGAAGC